CAAGGACCGGCACAGTGCCGCACTGAAGAGACCGTGGGATGGTCAACATCAGCAGCCAGACGGGCATTTCAACTGCCCCATCGATACGCCCGACTCGGCGCTCAAAGAACTGACCATAGAGACTCGGCGGGAGAAGATCGATAAGGTTACGGGTAAAAGATTGGGATTTGTCTGGTACCGCCCGAATCATGCACCCAACGAACTCTGGGACGTCCTCATCTACGCAACGGTTGCTTTAGAGCTGCTTGCATACGACGTGTGTGTGAAGCGATTAGGAATGGACTCCATCGACTTCGAGTACCTGTGGAAGTCACTCGAATGAATCGATCCATGAAGATTCCATTGATTGTTTCTCTCGGAGAGAGACCTTTCGAATGAGCTCCTGTTGCAGCGAACGCCAATGGATCATTGATCGTATCAATGCGACGCGGGCTCTCATTATTATCTACGAAGGCGCCCTCGACGCCTTTGCCATGGGCGCTCAGACGTACAGTATTGATACGGGTCAGACCCGCCAGACTGTGAGCAAGCAACAGCTGGGATCCGTCCAGCTCACGCTGACCCGACTCGAGGCTCGGCTTGCGGCGTATCAGCAGCGGCTGTGCGGCACCGTCAGCTATATGAGGCCCGCCTGGTGATAGAGCATCCGCGGCTGAATCGACTGGTAGCGCGGCTCTACGGGCCTTCCGAGATGTCTACGGACATTATCGATGCGCCCATGGCAGCAACGGCGCTGCCGACGATCACGCCGGACATGATGATGAGCACCTTCGGCGCTCCCGCAATCAGCAGAATGTGGGACGGCGAGAGGTTCCCCGGAGGCTTCGGTTACACGGAGCTCCTACAATTAAATTATTGGGAACTGAGGGCGCGCTCCCAACAGCTCTACCGCCAAAATTTATATGCGAGGGGCATTATACGCAGGCTTTGCACTAACCTGATCCACGTCGGTCTCCACCTCGAGGCCGAACCCGACCCGATGATCCTCGGGATTGATGAGTCGATCCTTTCCGAGTGGACGACGTCGACGGAGACCAGGTGGCATCTGTGGGAGAGCACGCCCGCCCTCTGCGATTTCAAAGGTCAGAAGACCTTCGGCGCGCTCCAAGCTCAGGCCAAACTGACGGCCCTGGTCAGCGGTGACGTCCTCGTCGTCCTCCACCAGGACGCCCTGACCGGGCTCCCGAAAGTGCGGCTGGTGGACGGCAGCCGGGTACAGTCGCCCTTCGGCGCCACCCCCAACGAGCCGAAGCTGGCCGTCGGACACAGCATCTTGCACGGGGTCGAGCGCGACCAGGACGGCCGTCATTGCGCCTACTGGATCGTCTCTTCGGACGAGACGACCTTCGAGCGGCGAATGTCGCGGCTCCCGAGCGTCGGAGATACGGGGCGTCGACAAGCGTGGCTCGTCTACGGAACGCCCTTGCTGCTCGAGGAGGTGCGCGGCGAACCGATTCTCAGCATCCTTCTGCAGTCCCTCCGGGAGCTGGACAGGATGCGAGATGCCGTCCAGCGTAAGGCGCTCCTCTCCGGCATTCTCGCATTGTTCATCAAGCGTGACCTCCCGGATGTAACGGCAACGCGACCGCTCACGGCGGGTAGCGTTGGCGGTGGCGCTGTCGTCCGTGGGTCAACGACCGCAATGGTGCCGAGCGTCCCGTTTGCCGAACGTAGGTTCAACATCTCGGAGCGGGTGCCGGGCGTCATTCTCGATGAGCTTGCGGCTGGAGAGACGCCCCAGGCCATGGGATCGACGGGCACCGACGAGAAGTTCAACGACTTCGAGGAGGGCATGATTTCAGCCATGGCGTGGTCTCTCGAGATCCCGCCCGAGATCTTGAAGCTGGCCTTCTCGAGCAACTATTCAGCATCGCAGGCGAGCATCCAGGAGCTCAAGAACTTCATTGCCGTTGCTCGAGTGCAATGGGGTGACGATCTCTGTCAACCCATCTACAATGAATATCTGATCGCCGAAGTCCTCGCTGGACGCATCAAGGCGGACGGATTCCTCGAGGCGTGGCGCGACCCCATGCAGTTCGACGTTTATGCCGCGTGGACCCTCGCAGCGTGGCCGGGCCAAGTCAAACCAGCGCTCGACATCTACAAGAACGCCAAGGGGTATGAGCTCCTGCTCGAGCTCGGTCTGATCACGAGAGACCGTGCGGCGCGCGAGACGACCGGGACCAAGTTCACCGCGAACGTAGCGGCGCTGAAGCGGGAGAACGAGGCACTGGCTGAGGCCAACAAAGCCCTCGTCGAGCTGAAGAACGCGGGGAAGCCTGTGGCTCCCGCGGCGCCGACGGCACCCCCGAAGCGTGACCTGACGGTCGTCCCCAAGTCGCTCCCGCTGCCGAAAGAGGAAGACAACTAATGTACTGGCTTCTCGAGCCTTCGACGTTTCAACGCATGCTCTCGATGCAGCGCGACTCCGCGCATGCCCTATCAGCTCGAGCCGATGAATACATGCAGCGTATCGAGTCGCGAGAGGGCCAGCTCCCTCGCAATCTGCTGGTTGCAGGGAGCACGGCGGAGATTCGAGTCGAAGGCATCCTGACGAAAAGGCCGGACATCTTTGCCCTTTTCTTCGGTGGCGGCAACACGACGTACTCGGACATCCGGGCAAGTCTCGCGGTAGCGGAGACTGACCCGGGCGTCAAAGACGTCGTCCTCCACATCGACAGCCCTGGGGGCGCGGCGGACGGCCTGATCGACACGCTCGATCAGATCGCTGCCTTCCGGGCCAACAGCGGGAAGAAGATCCGAGTTCGAGCCGAGTCCGCTCAGAGCGCGGCTTACGGGATCGCAGCGGCCGCTGGCAACATTGAAGCGGTCGGCAGAGGCGCAACCTTTGGCTCCATCGGGACTGCGACTGCCTACTACCTCAGTGACTCCCTCATCGAGCTGACCAATACGGACTCTCCCGACAAGCGCCCGGACCTCTCGACGGTTGAGGGAAAGGCGGTCGTGGTCAAGTTCCTCGACCAGCTCAACGATGAATTCATTCGTTGCATCGCTCAGGGACGCGGCGTGTCGACGAAAGACGTCTCCAACAATTACGGGCGTGGCGCCAGCATGACGGCGGTCCACGCCAAGGCCGCCGGCCTCATCGACAAGATTGCAACTTCAACACCGCGCGCGGTGACCAGAAACAAGGAGAAGACAATGGCAGAAGAGTTTTCGGAAGACCGCGGCGCGGACCGTCGAGACATCGACGCTGCCGTCCAGCGTGGGATCGACCAGGAGCGCGACCGCGTCCTAGCCCACCTGACTATGGGCGAGGCGTGCGGTGATGTCAGCATCGCCCTCGACGCGATCAAGTCAGGCGCGGGAATGACGCTCGAGCTCAACGCCCGGTACCTGAGCGCGGGGATGAACAGATCCGATCGCGCCAAGCGGCAGACCGAGTCGAACGCAGCCGAGGCCGTGCTCTCGGGCGTTGACTCTGCAAAACCGGTCGGAGCCGCCGATCTCGGCGATCAAGTTGTCGCCCTCTTGAAGGGCACCGGGAGGAGCTTCATCCGTGCCTAACCTAGTCATCACCAACTGCGACGCCGGTAGCGTCGTCCTCGAGCTGGGCGGGACCCAGGACGGCCTGCTCGCCAACGGCGAAGCCGAGGAAGTCACCTTCGTTGCCGGCACCCTGCTCAGTCAGACCGGTGCCGACTTCGTGCCATTCGCTGGGGTAGCTGGCCCGGTCTTCGTTCTCACGTACGACGTGGTCGCCCCGGCATCTGCCAACGTGGGCATCACGGCTCTGAGCGCTGGCCGCGTGAATCTCAACCGGCTCGTCGTCCACGACGTCGATCCGCCGGTGCCCCTCACTCCCGAGATCCTCTCTCAGCTGAGGGACTACTCCATCATCCCCGTCGACGTCGAGCAACTCGGCGCCCTCGATAACCCCCAGGCCTGACGCCAATGAGTGACCTCTCTACTATCCAACTGATCGACTCCTACCTGGAAGAGGCGACGCCCCCAGGATTTCTCTCCGGGTACTTCAAGAGTCCCCCGGGGAATTTTCATACTACCGAGGAGGTCGAGTTAGACGTGCAGCGCGACACCGAGGACGTAGCCATTGTCATCACGGACCTCTCGGTTGCCCCTCGTCACAACGAGAGTAACCTCTACACCTCGAAGAAGTTTACGCCTCCCATCTTCGATGAAGAGGGCGCGATCTCGTCCTACGACATGATCAAGAGGCAGCCGGGCCAGAACCCATTTCAGAGCCCTGACTATGCTGCCAACGCGACTCGAGCCGCCTTCGGCGTATATCGCAAGTGCGAACTGAAGATCCGCCGAGTCATCGAGTTGATGGCTTCTCAGGTCCTGCAGACGGGCAAGCTGACACTGATCAACAAAGCCGGCGTGGCGCTCTACACGCTGGATTTCCAGCCCAAGGCGACGCATTTCGTCAATGCGACGGGAGCCG